CAAACTCAACTCCATGGGGCACAGCCTTGGATCTGCCTACGCAAGTCCGGCTAAGGCCTTCGCAAACGGTGGGTCTGTGGACGGCAACGCCGTGGTTCAGTTCGCCACGCAGCAGGAGTTCCTGAATACCCCCTACAAGAACCACACCAAGATCCCGTCGTGGGGACCGGGCAAGGGGTGGGACTGCTCCTCGTTCACCTCGTATGTGTTCAAGCATTTCGGTGTGGATATGCCCGCCTACAGCGACTCCCAGTACAAGATGGGAACCCCCGTTAGCAAGAAGGACCTACAGCAGGGCGACCTCCTCTTCTTCCACAACTCGTCCAGCGGAAACAAGACCACGGGCCATGTCGGCATCTACATCGGCGGTGGGAAGATGGTCAACGCCGCCAACCCGAGGGCTGGCACGACCATTCAGAATGTCACTTGGAGCACCTACGTCGGCGCTCGTCGCATCGGCAAGGGTGGCGCAACCTCTCTCGGTGTTGCCGGAACTGGACGAGATGGAGCGGACGGTACTGACCAAGGTAGCGGCCCCGCTCACGGCACCCCCATTCTCCCCAACAACCTTGCCCTGAACGCCGCGTCCATGGCCAACCCGATGTCGAGCGCCATGCTCGGTCAGGGGTACGCAGTCATGGGCACTCGCAGCATCGCCGGACTGGGGTCACAGGATCAGGCCTCCACAGGCAACCCGACGTCCACAGGTACGGATAACCTAGGTGGCACCAACGTCCCGGTCACGGGCACCAAGGGGATGAAGTCGTTCGCTCGTAGTGTCCTGAGTGGTCTGGGTGCCCCAACCAACAAGAACAACATGGCTGCCATGCTCCAGTGGATGCGAGCCGAGGGCGGTCACTGGCACAACAGCGCCAAGTACAACCCGCTGAACACCACCCTCAAGATGCCGGGGTCGCACTCCGCTGGGACCGCCCAGAGCAGCATCAAGGCGTACAACTCTTGGGACAGCGGGGTGCAGGCAACCATCAACACCCTCACCTCAGGTAACCACACTGCCTACGGGTACGACGCCATCGTCGGAGCGTTCCAGAGCGGGAGTAGCCAGCAGGCGGTGTACGACGCCATCTACAACTCCAAGTGGGGAACCAAGACCAACCTCCCCGGCCACTCGCAGGGCGCATACAACATCACCAACGATCAGGATGCTCGACTCCACGCCGGGGAGACCGTCCTCCCTGCCTACCAAGCCCATCAGTTCAGGCAGGCACTGCAGGAGGCCCTGTCTGGCGGTAAGCGTGGAGGAGATGTCTACATCAACGTCAGTCTGGCTAACTCCTCCAATGAGGAGGCGATGCGGCTCGTCAACATCGTCAAGCGTGAACTCAAGAAGGACGGCAAGGCAGACAAGATGAGGTCGCGATGAGGTCATCCAAGATCTTCGATCCACGACGTAGCCCGATCAGCCCTCTGAACGGGACGGCGTACACAACCAAGAAGAAGGAAGTGCTTGAGGCCATCCACAGGGCTAACCAGAGTGAGGAAGGCGACATGGCTGTCCGTCGCAACGACACCTCAGTCTACGAGTTCCCCGGTGATCTCACCTACCTTCGCTACCTGAATGGCGGTCGCTGATGGCTAACTCCTCTGTAGCGGCTCAGGCCAAGTACCCGAAGGCTTGGAAGGAGGTCAAGTTCAACCCGCCGATGCACCGTGGTGCCATGGGTGCGTACCTCGATGACAACGGCGGGATGGACACGACCAGCAAGGACCCGTACGGCCACCGCTCCCAGATCATGGGTCCGGACGGGGCCAACCTGCGGCGTAACCGCAAGGGCGTGATGTTCCAGCACACCCAGTACCCCAAGGAGTGGGTGGAGACAGGTGTCAACGGGGCACGGAAGACAGTCACCGACCAGAACAGGTACGGCTTCCGGTTCCATTACAACCCCTCCACCATCGAGCACGGTATGGGGCTGAACGACGTCGCCATCAACACCTCCCTCATCATGTCCGGACTAGATCAGTCCATGCCGATCACGACCGACAACATGCCAACGGTTCGGTTCCAGTTGTTCCTGAACCGGATCGAGGACATGATGCTGATCACCCCCGCCGAGAACAAGGCTGCGGAAGAGCGCGCCTACAAGAAGGCGCACAACGCATGGAAGAGCCGTCTGGCCGCTCTGCAGAAGACGAACTTCCAAGCGTACCTTCGGGAGATTCAGCGTGAACCTAAGCGGACAGAGTACGTCACGACCAGCAGTGGTCTTTCCGTTCCCGACGAGGCGACCATGAGGTACTTCTACGGTCGCACCCTGACTGAGGAGGAGATCACGGGTATCTACTCCCGTGGCACCCTGTACGACCTTGAGTTCCTGTTCCGCGCCCTGCTCGGCAAGCCGTGGGACACCCTGCTCCGTGGAAAGACGGCTGATGTGGGCGTGGCCTTCGGCGTCCCTATGGTTCTCGACTTCAACGCTGGAGTTAACCCCGGCGAGATCTCCCACGGCCAGCGCTACCTCGGGCGCGTCAGCGAGATCTCCTACGCCCACCTGTCGTTCAACGAGCGCATGGTCCCGATGTGGACGTCGGTCAGTCTCCTGTTCGTCCGCTACCCCGATGCGAAGAACGACGGGTCCGTTACGGCCATCAACACTTGGTCTGACAGTGCGTCCCCCATTGGTCCGACCTCTGCAGACAACGCGCAGCGAGTTCTGGTAGACGGTGGCCTTGGGGTCACCAATGCCGATGCTCCCATCGTGTACTTCGGAGGCACTCCAACTAACCCCGGCGGTTACTCGGAACCTATCGACTACTACGGCGGCACCCCCACCAACCCCGCCGGGTACCTCGACAACAACGACTACGCCCACAACAACCCCGACTTCACCCCGATGCCCTACTGAGGTCCAGATGATCCGTATTGAGAGCCGGTACGTCACCGCCCCTGTCCAGTACATCCTCGATGACCGGACTGGCCACACGCGACCCACTGTTATGCGTGGGCCGGTGCCTGCGCGCACACCTCGTCAGATCTACCGGTGGCGGCAGGGTGACCGCATTGACGAACTGGGTACGCGGTTCACCGACAAGCCCCAGAACTGGTGGCAGATCATCGACCGGAACCCCGACATCATCGACCCGCTCTCCATCGCTCACGGACAGGCGGTGGTCATCAAGTGAACCCCAAGGGCAACCCGACATTCGCGGGTTGGTTCTCCGTAGGGCTTCCGATGTCCGATGTCGAGCCGAATGTGGACTGGCACCGTCTGGAGTTGCACCAGAGCATCGAGGCCCATGACCTTGCGTATGTCACCGTGAGGGCAAGGTTCCTCCGCTACTTCGACACCATGGCCCCCAACACTCCCGTCACCATCTCGTACGGCAACAACGCGGGAGTCAGCGGCTACTTCATCGGGTACGTCGTGTCCATCACGCCAGCGGTGGAGGTGGGCAAGAACGTCTTTGAGCGGGAACTTGTCTGCATCGCCGCCAGCCGTATCCTGCGTAACACTGCACGGAACACATGGCGCAACCGCACGGCCCCCGAAATCGTGCAGGACATCGGCAAGAAGATGGGCTTCCGAGTCATCACTAAGCAGCACGGTCTCCGAAAGAAGCAGGTCGTGCAGGGTGGAGACACCTACTGGGAGTTCCTGACGAAGTTGGCCAAGATGACCGGGTACACCCTGCGGGTGGAGGGCACGACGCTCTACTTCCTACCGCTCTCCGACATGGTGGCTGCCTTTGCCAGCGTCAGCCCTGTTCTGGCCGACACAAACTCCACGGACTACCGCACCACCCTTAGCAAGTGGGACGCCACCATTGGCAACACCTCCGACGACGATGAGGACCGCTCAGACTCCGCTGTGGTTGTCGCCATGGGTCCGAATGACACCTCACCTCAGGACGTCAAGGAAGTCCCGACGTCTGCCATGAGGCGGCGACGGGCGACCTCATCGGTCTACGAGAAGTACAACGGCTCGGTCGTTGCCCACAGCCGCGCCGATGCCCAGTTGCTCGCCAAGGCGATGGCTGACCGAGGGGCGATGGCATACGACGGCCACGCAGAGGGGGCAGGGGATCCGATGCTGGCCCCTTACCGCCCTGTGTACATCCAGACCACTGACACCACTTCTAACGGGTACTGGATCGTCAAGAGTGTCGTTCACACTGTGAACGTCAACGTCTATACCTGCCAGACAGTGGTATCCACCGACGAGGTGACCCCACAGCGAGCGGCACCGCCCGCTTACCGAGTGCGGGATCTGTCACAGGAACTGCAGCAGGGGTGGTCACCGTTCACGTTCTCCGGTAGCCGCCTCAAGCCGCTGTCTCATTCATTCGTCGCAGGAAACACCTTCCGACCTGACGGATTAGTGGCCCAGTGGGTCGCTGTATAGCCGATAGACCGCTCTGATTCCAGAAAGAATGGACACATGAAGACCATCAGCCTCCCCTTCCGCTTTGACGGGTACGGGCGTGTCGCGACGACTAGCGACATGTCCAAGATCTGGGCTGACCGGGTTCGGAGTGTCATCTCGACTGCACTCGGAGAGCGCATTATGCGCCCCAACTTCGGGACCCCGACACCACTCTGGCTGTTCCACAGCACGGAGGCCATCGAGTCCGTACTGGACGTCGATGTTGCCTCGGCCTTCGCCACTTGGCTACCGGCCCTCAAGTACCAAGGTCTGACGTACACGCCGGTCGATGACACGGGGGAAGTCCAGATCGACGTCCTATACGCCACCCCAGAGCGCGCCACCGCTCTCGACGCTGTGACCATCGTGATTGAGGTTGACTGATGACTGACATTCTCCCCACCCAGATCGACTACACCTCGCGGGACTACGCCTCCCTGCGTCAGGACTTAATCGCTCGCGTCCAGAAGTCGGTGCCAGAGTGGCAGCCCAGCGACCCCTCAGACTTCGGGATCGTGCTGGTCGAGGCCTTCGCCCATCTCGGTGACATCATGTCCTACTACATCGACCGGGCGGCTAACGAGTCAACCCTGTCAACTGCGACACGCCGTGCTTCGGTTTTGGCGCTTTCCAGAGACCTCGGCTACGAGCCTGCTGGCTACACCTCCAGTTCAGTGACCCTGTCGTTCGCCAACTCGTCCGGTGGCGCTGTCACGATTCCTGAGGGAACGGTGGTCACGGCAGCCGTCGAGAAGGACGACGTCCTCCTCTACATCCCGTTTGAGACCGACTCTCAGGTCATCGTTTCGGCCAACTCTGCAGGAACCGTGACGGCCACTCAGGGGCAGACGATGAAGGGGGCCAGCGGCTACGGGGAGTCCCTTGGCCTGAGCAACGGCGCTCCAAACCAGTACCTGCGGCTCCCGAGTGACACCGTCGTCAAGGAGTCGGTGGTCGTCTACGTCTACGACGGGGTCAACTACTACCCGTGGACCCGCGTGTCCCATGTCGTGGACTACACGCCGACCAGCCGTGTCTTCCGCGTGGTGGACGACGGCTACGGCGGCTTCTACGTCCAGTTCGGGGACGGTGTCTCGGGCATGGTCCCGCCGCAGGGGCATGTCATCTACGCGACCTACCGGAAGGTGGATGGGACCAACGGCAACGTGTCTGCGAACACGATCAAGGAGATCACCTCGGTCCCCGGCCTCAACGCTGGTCAGGTTGCCGTTCTGGTTGGCACTCTGACTGTCACGAACGAGAACCCGGCCACCGGTGGCTCGGACCCGGAGGACCTCGCGTCCGTTCGCAACAACGCGGCGCAGGCCTACCGCGCCAACAACCGCGCAGTCTCGCTGGAGGACTACCAGACTCTGGCTCTGCAGGTCCCCGGCTGTGGAAAGGCGAGCGCCCAGTCGAGCGTCCCCAGTTCGGTCATCCTGTCGGTGGCCCCCTCGCGTAACGTCGGAGTGGCAGAGGCTCGCCCCGGCTACCTCGACCAGAGCGGTACAGGAGTCGGGCCGTGGGTCACCACCGCCGAGTACGACGCGCTCAAGGCCGACGTCAAGGACTACGTCACCACTCGCGCCCTCGCTGGGACAACCGTCACGATGGTGGACGCGGTGTACACCCCAATCAGCGTCACACTGGCCGTGACCTCACTCCCTAGCGTTCTCAACGCCGACGTTGTCACCATCGTCAGGCAGGCACTGGCCGACCGCTTTGAATACTCCAGCGTTGACTTCGGAGCCTCGGTCCTGACCACCGACATCATCTCTCTGGTGGCATCACTGGGCGTCACCCAGAGTGTGACGATCTCGGTTCTCAAGAAGACCGCTGACGTCGATGGTGTGAACAACCTCGTAGCGGGGGAGTCGGAGATCTTCCTTCTCCCCGAGGTCAACATCACAGTGAACGCTACTGGCGGTGCCGCGTGACCTGTGGGGTCTACCGCGCCGTAGTCCAAGACAACCGAGACCCGGCGTCAGCCGGTCGGATCAAGGTGATCATCCCGGCCATTTCCGGTGGGTCAGTGACCGACTGGATTTGGCCAGTGGTCGCATCCGGCTATCTGGTCCTCCCGAAACCCGGCCAGCAGGTCTGGGTGATGTTCGAAGCAGGAGATGACGACAACCCGGTGTGGGTCGGCAGCACCAAGGAGCACGCCGCCTACGCCAACCTCATCACCCGCATCGAGGACCTAGAGGCCGACATGGTGTCGGTCAAGTCCCGGCTGACCGCGCACGGCATTTAGCCATGACCTCCACCAGCACCTCCGAGACAATGAGAGTCGTACCCAATACCTAGGCGGTTCAGATGGCAGCGGTTTTCCCAACCTCGGTCAAGATCTTCACGGCAAAGACCGACCTCGTTGACACGGTGCTGGCCGACCATGTCAACGTCCTACAGGACGAGGTCAACGCGACTCAGTCAACGCTGGGGACAGGTCTGCTCTCCTCGGCGTGGGGTAGCACTTGGGCTGTCCCGGCCAGCCATGCCTCGGTCGCCGCGCGCCTGAGCAACATCGAGTCGAACCTCGGGTACCTCAACAACAACTTGGCCCCCGTCGCGACCACCGTCACCCTTACGGGCACCCAGACCCTGACTAACAAGACTCTGACGACCCCGACCATCGCCCAGATCAAGACGAACGGTGGAGCGTCCACGGTCACCCTCCCGACGACGTCGGACACTCTCGTCGGTCTGGCTACCACGGACACCCTGACGAACAAGACGCTGACCCTGCCGACCATCGGAGGCACGGGAGCGAGGTTCAGCGGCGCGACCTCGGGGACCACGACCA